CGTTCCCGCAGGCCACCGGATCAGCCGGGGGAGATCCCCCAACGATCATCCCGGCCGTCCTCCGGGCCGTTGTCCGGCGGGGTGAGGTCGCCGAAGCCGAACAGCATCGACTCTTCGTCGTCCGGCGGCCACCAGTGCGAGGGCGCCGGGACCCGTCCGTTCGAGCGCAGGATCTCGGCCGCCCCGTGCATCGTGAGGTGCTGCCCGAGCGCGTCCGTAAGCCACGTCAGCCGGGCCTCGTGCGCCTTGCTGCGGCGGTCGAGGACGGCGAGGGTTTCGGTCGTCTTGCGGGCGAAGCCGTTCGAGATCGGCGCGGTGTTGTCCTTGGCGGCCGTGGCTTCGTCGCGGGCAGCTTCGGCCGCGTCCGCGCTGCGCTTGACCTGCCCCCGCTGGCCCGTGATCAGCGCGACGGCGACGGCGCTCGTTACGGCCCCGATCGTTCCGACGATGGCCGAGATCGCTTGCCACGCTTCGGGCGTCATCCGCGGTTGGCCCCCTCGTCCGTGCCCCGGCTGGGATAGTCATCACTATGCACTCAGCCGTTACCTTGCGCAACGATTACGAACAGGATCAGCGCGACGAGATTGCCCGGTTAGGACGAGACTATCCCGGTAGTAATCACCCGAACTTCGTCAGCTCCGCCGATGTCAATCTTGAGCCAGAGCAGGCATGCTGTTGTCGGGGTGCCCCCGCCGTTGCTGAGGGATAGGGCGCCCGTCCAGCCGCCTGTCGCTGAATGAATTGCCGCCGTCACTGCCGTTTCGGTCTGCACGATCCGGGTAGCCCCGGCCGTCAGTGTCCACGCTCCGGCACTTTCCACCCGTACGGATACCGCGGTAGATGATCCAAGTTGCGGTAGCACAACCGTCCAGATCATCTGTCCGCTCACGGGCCCGGCCATCAAGAGCGGGACGCCGAGCACGCTAGCAACGGCCGGTGCTCCGCAAGGATGGCCCGCGGGAATAATCACCGTTCCCACGCTACCCCGCTCCATCTGGGCAACCCGGCGCTCCACTTGAGCAAGAAATCGTGCCAATTCGTCTCGATCCCGGCGATCCGTCACGGCTGCGCCACCTCCATAGTCAACTGGTCGATTCCGCCGTCCTCACCTGGGACGAGGGTCCATCCGGTCACTCTGACGTCGGCAATTAGACCATTCGGGAATCGAACATTTGGCGAGAAGGTGGCTAGGATCGTATCTCCTAACTGAATCTGAGTGACATCGGGATCGATCGCTCGGCAGGTTAGCGGCCCGAACGCGCCACCGGGCGCGCGGGCGTCTAGGCAGGCTTGCGCAGCGGCGGTTACGGCCTCGGTGGAGGCGTCTGAATCCACCACTATCTCTAAATCCCACCGTGGATAGCCGCCCGCCAGCGCGACGGCATTGCTGACCTCGGCCGTGATTGCCGCGCTACCGGCTCCACGACTTGTGGCGTATACCGTGGTAGCCCATTGAGTGGCGTCCTCTGACCAGACGCCGGAAATCGGTTCGGCGATGGTCAACCCGTTGGTGACTCCGTCGCGTCCCAGTAGTGGAGATCCTAGCTTCAGTACGGGCAGCCCCCGCCCTCCGGTGTAGGCGGTGGTGTTAGCGAAGTCCACTCCGGACGTACCGGAGCCATTGAGTACAGCCCTGATTGCCTCGGACGCCCACGGGCGGTTGACGGCCAGTGTGCTAGAGGTGATTATCTGCCCTGTCGTCCCTATGTGGGTATAGCCGATGTCCCCGCCGAGACCTGCCTGCGCGTCCGCTAGAAGGTCGCCCACGGCGGTCTCGACGGATGCACCATCCCAAGCGTGGTCAGAGGTAATTTTCCGACGGCTCAAGGCTGACCACCACTCTTGGGCTGTCCAGGAAATTACCTCGGCCTCCACCTGGTAGGGGCGGGTCCATAGAATCCCTCCCCAGATAGCGGCGCTATCGTTAATCAGGGCAACTAGTCCCGCACGCCCCGGCTGAGTCCCGATCTCATCGAACGCCTTCAGCGCCCGGGTGTCTGACAGCTTGAGCGTACCTGACGCAGACCCGGCCCCGTTCAGTAGCGATTGCAGCCGGACGTCGCCCAATGGCAATTCGGCAACTATGTCGCCAGTGAGCAGCTCGGTGACCAGATAGCGAAAGGTCGCCATGTCAGGAGTAGGTGACGGTCATCGGTGCGCCGAAGTAAACATTGCCGACTGCGGTCAATGCTCCCGATCCAACCGCTGGACTAGAGCTGGAGGAGTTGTCGATGAGGTCGACCCCTCCGGCTCCAGAGAAAATAGTAGCTCCGTTAAACGTGAATTCTACGTCTCCATTCGCGGCGATGGTCATAGACCAGGGATACCACGTTAGTGCGGCTAGGGCACTAACTGTGCCGCCACGCTGAGTGCCCCCCGAATAGGCGGTCAAGTCAATTCCAGCGGAAGTATTTGTATAGAACTTCACGGAGCCGTTAGTTGAGTCGCACACCATGCCGACGCCCTCCCCCCAGCTAGACGCCAGTGATGAGTTTAATCCGAGGCCGATCGTCGAAATTCCCGTACCAGCGACGGTTGTGAAGATCATTGATCCCGCTAAAGTAATTGTTCCGGGAGAGGAGCCTGATCCCGGATAGCGAAGGATTCCAGTCCTCCCGACAGTGTTGCCAGTCCCCGCAGATGTCGCCCTCCATGTTTGACGACCGGCCTGTCCTTGAAAATGTCCATTTAGGGGTAGCGCGTCGTCAGATGTCAGCGTCCATGAATAGGCGTTATATCCGACCGTCAATTGAGTTCCTCCTCCGGGCAGGGTCAAGTCTGACGTAGCGAATGATCTAACGTCTGTGATGCTGGCGTCTGCGACCGCCGTAGCGCCCGCCCCGACTGTCACCTGGGCAAGCGCGAATGCCCCGACTGGAGTAGCTGGGGCAACGGGCGACCCCGCGGGGGTTCCGGCTATTGCCTCGATAGTGGTAGACGTGGACCCATCTCCGGCCTCGGTCGACCTCTGCCGAACCACGATGAGGTCGATTCGGGGATTCGACGGATCGGCGGTACTTAGGGGAATAGTTACGTATGACGCCGTAGACGTCACTAGGTATAGATCCAGGTCGCCAGTTAGCCGAACATCCTGGACGATGGCCCGCCCCGCGGAGACCCGAACGCCTAAACTTTGCGGGCTGGTCTCTACTGCTCGAAGGCTAGACAAGGTGCCGAGTACGCCGGGCGCCGGAAAAACCATCCGGACAAGAGCTCGCATGTCAGCGGCGGTGAAGCTGGTCGGCGATGGGGTGAAAAGCCCCGGATTGCTGGTAGTGGGCACGCCATCTTCCTTTCTTGTCGGTCAGGCCAGCCACGCGGAGCGCGCATCGATCTCGATATGAGTGTATGCAGCCAGGGTATCAGTTGCGGTCATGGTAAAAACGTCAGACCCGGGAGGCGTTGATAACCACCGTGATCCATTGATCAGGTAACGGCGTAAATTGGTACCATCCGACTTGACGATGGTCCGTGCATCGTGGTCAATATCGACATACTCACCCGCGGCTATCGTAGCGCCAATCCCGATATATGCGCCGTCTGACGATCTAGTTACCGTAGCGCTCGTGAACGGTCCGTACAGGCGCATGACTGGTGAATAGTTGTAATCCCCGTCATTAACTACACCCAGCTCCGTTCCACTGGACACGACTCCGAAAATCCAGGGCAGCACGGACGGAAAGGATAGCCCGGCAGTTACTGCCGTAGCTGCGCCTACCGTTACGATATCCGCGTACATTGCGGGAGCGGGAGAATAGAACAGCAGGGAAACGGGAAGGTATCCGCTGCGATGATCAGATCTGTCCGACGAGACGAGTTTACGCGGCTCTCCGTAGAAAGCCCTAGTCGCAGACCATCCCGGGAACTTGGCGTAGAGGATTCCCGATCCACGCCACGCGAGGGAAAGTGCGGAGAGCAGCGTCGTTGCCGCCGACGCGCTAGCCGCCACAAGATCAATCGATATTGTGATCTCTCGCGACTCATAGTAGCTCGTTCCGGAGAAATCACCATCGGCCAGCGGACGCCTGATATCCGTCGACCTACGGCTGGGCTGACCGAGCCCAGAAATTTCCCTGAGCCTATAGCCCGTACTCGCTCCGATCACCAATGAACCGTACTGAAATTGGTAGTCGGAGAGGACCGGCGCGGTCACGATGTTTTCACCGCCCACGCCGTTTCCCTGCCTATCTGGTAAGCGTCAGACGGCGAGGTGACGTACACGTTCACGGTTGTGTCACCCGAGCGCTCCATTCGCATCGATGTTGGGTTGCTGTGAACCGTGCTTCCCGGGGCGAGATCAACGAGTTCCGGCCCCTGCTCGCCAACCCATGTTCTGGTGGATCGGATGCCGCCGCTAGCGGCGCCCCCGACGACTCCGCCGGTCGCCTTGAAGACGCCGAGGCCGTGCCCGTAGGCACCGGCGTTGATATCCATCATGAGCCCCTGAACCGAAAATAACTTCTGGCGCAGGGCCTCAAGGCGGTCTAGCGCCGTCCCGGTGTTGATGTTTACGTTCGCGCTCGTGTTCTTCGGGATGGCGAACAGCTTGTCGGCGAGTGCCTTCGCCTCTTTCGCGCCCATCCCCATGGCGTCCGCGGCGACGAGGAAGTGACCGCGAGCTTCCGCCATGATGACGTTTGCCTGAGCCTGCGAACCGCCCTGCTCGATGGTGGCCTGAGCGGCTTTCTTAGCAGCAGAGGCGATGCCGTCGAGCGCGTCCTGATTGGCGCGGCCTTTTTCGGTCCCGATGTCGAGGTTCTCGCCGTTTTTCTTGATCGACTCAGTGGCGTCGTCGTAACTCGATTCGAGCCCGCGCATCGCGTCGCGCTGGCCGAGCAGCGCGTCGGCCGCCTTGTCGATCGCCTCGCGCTGCTGGTCGACCGTCTGCGTGAGCTTCTGCGCCGAGTCGGCCGTCTTAGTGTTCTGCTGAGCCGCTGCGTCGAGGGCGTTCTGATACTGCGGGAAGAACTCCCTGAGCTTTTCGATACTCGTACCCTGCTCTTCGGCCTTGCGCCGGATGAGGTCGAAGTCGTCGGCGGCTTCCTTGGCGTTGCCGCTCGATACCAGTCCGGCGAGGCTCGCGTCGAGCGTCTGCATCCGCTGATTGACGGCGTCGATCTTCTCCCACCCGCGGCCGAGACCCTCGGCGATGAAGCCCGTGAACGTCTCAACAGCGGCACTGGCGCCCCGGCCGGATTGGTTGATGTTCTTGAGATCGAAGTCGATGTGCTGCAATGCATCCGATGAGTCCTTGCCGGTCTTGCGCATCTCTTCGAGCGCCTTGCGCGTGGTGTCGACGCCCTTCGCCCCGGCATCCGAAGAGAGCAGGGCCGAGGCGATCGCCATCGCCCCGAGAGCACCGGCGGCCTTGCCCGCGCCCCTGGCGAAGCCGCCGAGCTTGGTCTCGGCCGCGAGCGCCCCGGTTCCTAGCCCGGACAGTGCAGCACGTGCAGCGATGATCTTCGGGGCGAGCATGACGGCGGCCGTTCCGACGGCGCCAATGATGACGACCGTCGACTGCATCGGGCCCGGCAGGTTGCTGAAGCCCTCGGCGAGCGTCGCCGCCGCCGTGGCGGCCTTGGCGAGGATCGGCAGTAGCGCGTTGCCGAGGCTGGCCTTGGCGTTGTCGAACTGCGCCGAGGCGATGCGTGCTGCGTTTGCCGCGCCGTCCGAGGTGTTCTGGAAATCGCCCTGCGTCTGCGAGGTCTGCTTCATGATGATGTTGAGGCGGGCCGTCGCGAGCTCTTGCGTGGTGAGCGCCGAGGCGGCCCTCTTGCCGGTCTCGGCGAGCGCCTCGGCCTCCACCTTGGCCGCTGAGAGCCCGACGCCGTACTTTTCTAGTGGATCTGACTCCCCGCGCAGGCCAGCCTGAATCGCTTCGAGGGCGTCCGGCACCGACGTGTTGAAGACGCTCGCCATGTCGGCGGCGCGCTTGGTGAGGTCGATCGTCCACTTCGTGGTGTCCTGCATCGAGAGCCCGGTGTTCTTGAGCATGGCCCCGAGCGGCGTCGCCATCGCGTTGAATGCGCTCTGCGAGAGGCCGAACGAGGCGGCGTTCTGCTTGCCCCAATCGGTGATCTGCTTCGCGCTCGACCCGAACGTCACGTTCACGGCGTTGAGCGACTCGTTGAGATCGCTCGCCTGCTTGACCGAGTCCGTGACCAGGTTCTTGATGCCCTGCGCGGCCTTCATTGCGATGTCGGCCGTGAGCACGCCCGCTGCGGTCTTGCCGATCTCGCGCAACGTGTCCTTGAACTTGCCCGCGTTGCGATTTGCCTGGTCGAGGCCCCTCGCCGATTGATCCGTCGACCGCACCGTGATGTCAACGGTGTTCTGACTCACTGCGGCTCACCTCCCTTGTGCGGCAACGGAATCGATACGGCGGGTTAGTCGAGCGGTTCGACCGGCAGCGACGCCACGAGCTCGGCGTCGGCTTCCTCGGCCAGCGCCTCTGCGTGCAGCGCCGCTGTGGTGACGACGGCCTGCCCCCCGCCGTCGACCTCGACCGTGGTCAGCCACGCCATGATGACCTTGAGCACGAAGTCGTCGTCGAGATCGGCGATTCCCTCGGCCGTGGCCGGGATGGGGTCGCCGGTCTCGGGGTCCTCGACGTTCCACGAGACGAGGGCCCGCCCGAAGCGGTCGAACAGGCCGAGGATCGCCCGCGCGTCCGACTCGGTGATGTCCGGCCCGTCCGTCAATTCCATGAGCTCGGCGGCAGCCCGTAGCGCGGACTGACTCGCCCGCCGGACGGTCACGACGAGCCCTTCGAGATCTCCCGTGAACGGGAGCGTGATCGTCCGGCGCCCCGGTGCCTTGAATCCCATGTCGCTACCTCACGCCCACGTGGGGACTTGGCCATCGGCGAGCACGCCGGGGACCGCGAAAGTGAGCTCGCCCGCCGCGGAACGGGTGAGCGGGTAGTCGGTGAACAGCACCTCGTTGGCGAGGGTGTCGCCGGACACCGTGAGCGTGACCGTCCGGGCAACCGAGGTGCTCGGCACGGTCTTGAACACCGCGTGCGCGTTCGCCGCCGAGCTGTCGTCGAACACGCCGTTGAGAGTGATCGAGAAGTCGGCCAGCAGCAGCAGGCGCTCATAGGCGCTCTTGTCAATGCCAGTGATGTCCTGCACGCCGCGGGGCGTCGAGAACGCCAAGTTGGTGATGTCGTTCTTGATGGCCTGCGCCGAACCCGCGCTGTCGTCGACAGAGCAGGTCGTCCACCCTAACCCGGATTCTTTCATTTTGCTACCTATCCCTTCGATGAGTCGCGTACTCGGAGGAGATACGCGATTGCCCTGCGCAGAATGATCGGATCGTCCTCGAACAGCCCGATCGCGCGATTGCAGCGATTGCAGAGCAATCCTCGAACCGCGCCCGTCTCATGGTCGTGATCGACGTGCAGTCTTCCCTCCCTGCCATTGCCACAGATCGCGCAGACGTTGCCCTGCCGCGCGACGATCCCGTTGTAATCTTCCACGGACATGCCGTAAAGATTTTTGAGGTTGAATCTTCGCTTGTTCTCGTTCGAGCGTTCCGGATTATTCCGGTACCATTCCATTGCCTGTTTCGAGCAACATTCCTTGCATCGGCTACGGTAGACCACATTCCTTGTTTCAGTTGCTTGACGTGAAATGCTGAACTCATCGACGGTCTTGTTCTCGCCGCACCCGGTGCACTGCTTGAGATCCGTCCCTGCCAGTGGTGCGCGAAGCGGCTTCCAGGCGCGATGCCTCGGAGGGTGCAATCGTGTATGACGCTCGGCATCACACGCCTTGCACGAAGACTTCCGTCCGTACTTGCCGCGAGGGGCGAGCGAGAACTCTGCGAGTGGCTTGAGTATCCGGCATTTCGTACACACTCGTTCGTCAACAGTAGACATGGCTTAACTATAGCATCTTTAGCCACCCCCCACTGATGACCTGCCATGAGGGGTTATCCCTTCTCGATCCGGTCGGCGATCCGTAGTTGGTGCTCGCCGAAGTCGTCCACCCAATCCGCGGCGCGGACGTGAGCCCTTACCGTCCCGAAGTTCTGCCGCCAGTCACCGAGATGAACGGCGTAGGTCTCGGGACGAGTCTTGTGGTCGGTGAAACAGCGCTGCCCGCTCTCGAAGATGAAGCAGGTCATGCCGTCGCCTGCGCGCTGCTCGCGGAACGTGCGCCGCGAGCGGGTGCGGATGTACTCGGCCTGAGCACGGCCGAGGTCGGTCCGCTCGTCGATGACCGTCCGCCAGCCGTTCCGGTAGGCCCCGCAACCGACCTGCTCGCAGGCGGCCCGCTCGGTGGTGTCCCGGGGGCTGTCGATGGTGTAGGTCTTGTAGGCCGCCGCCGGGCCGACGGGCTCGATCCGGTTCATGGGTCGCATGATCAGAACATGAGGGCGACGCCCTCACCCTTCACGAAGTTGACCGCGAACGTGGCCGAGGTGAACGTGCCCGAGCTGACGTACCGGATGTAGCGCCGGACGGTCGCGGTCGAGCTGCTCGCGATGATGAACTGCCCTCCGGCGGTAGTGAACGCCGTCGTCGTTGCGCCGGTGACGTCGGCGAATGAAGCGTTGTCGGCCGAGTCCTGCACCTTGATCGTGACGCTCGTGCCGGTCACGCCGGTGCAGTGCACTGCCATCGCCCACCCGAACGATGCGCTCGCCGTGGTGTCAACGCCGGTGCCGTTCGTCCCGGTGGTGTCCGTCTTCATGCCCGCGGTGAGCTGACGGCCCCACAGCAGCCCGTAGGCGTTCGCCACCGCGTTGACCCCGAACGTGAACTGCCCGTCGTTACCCCGGGTGCCGTCGTAGTTGACCTGCTTCGCCACGATCGAGGCGGCCGAGTTGCCGAGCACGGTCCCCCGGAAGTAGGAGGCCACCACGTCGGCGGTCGGCAGGACCGACAGCTTCGGGTGCGCCTGCCCTGCGGCGTCGTTAAAGAACGACGTCCATTCGATCCGGCCATCGCGCAATCCGCCGATACGCTCGTGCGCGCTCTTGTCGATGCCGGTCACGTCGATGGTCTGAATGCCGCCACCGACGTTACCGAGCTGCTGCGTGTCTCCCGAGAGGTTGTACCCATCGACGTAGAAGTTGTCGCCGAGACCGCTGCTCTTGCCCATCGTTCACCCCTTTCCTAGGCGCTCTGCGTCCACAGATCGTTCATGATGAGCGGCAACGTGATGTCGATGATCCTCATCAGCTTGCCGTCCTGGTTGAGGTAGCCCGCCTGTGAGCTCATCGGGATGCCGTGGGCGCCGAGCAGGTCCACGTTGCGCACGGACCCGCCGAGGTCGAAGTCGTCCGAGAACAACGCCATGAGCTTGATGTTGGCCGCGAGCACGGCCGGATCGATGGCGTCCTGCGGCTCGCTGATCATCGAGGTGTAGAGCCGGACCTTGAAGACGAGCCGGGCCGAGGTCGCCGAGAGCCCGCTCGCGCTCACGGCCGGGCCTACCGTGTCGAGCCACACTGCGGCCGTGAGGCCAGAACCGGGCGCGCTCTTGGGCTCGTGCTTGTTGACCCTGGCGAACATGCCCGAGGCCAGCATCGGCGAGACGATGCCATCGAGCACGAGCGCGACGGTCTCTTCGGCAGTTGCCACGTCAGCCCCCCATCCGTCGGATGTACTGCGAGACGACGCCCCCGGCGATGTGCCGGACGCGCAAGCGGGTCACCTGCGCGGCCCGGCGGAACGAGGCGTAGCCCTTGAAGCGCGTCGTCGCGTTCCTGCTGCCGGTGCCTTCGAGCCATGGCCCGTAGACGACGCCTCTGTCGTTGACCACCCGGTCGGTCGTGTACCCGGCGACGTTGATCTGCGTCTCGTAGTACGGGGTGGGGTTCTTGAGCGAGCCGTCGAGGTTGTGCTGCACCTGTTCGAGCGCGTAGCCCGCCACCCGGTCGACGATCGCCTGCGTGACCTCGTGGCCTGCCTGCACGGCCCGGCCGTCGAAGATCGGGCCGGTGAGCTTGATCTCGATCGCTTCCACGTCAGACCGTCCGGAACCGGCACTGCTGCCCGTAGTTGGCGGCCACGCGGTCTCGCAGGTCCGGCAGGCCGACGCCGAGCTTCGTCCCGGAACCCTGCGGCCCGTACTCGCGGGCGTAGCCCGCCCGGCCCGAGAGCAGACTCGTGACGGCCGAGGCGACCGCGAGCTCGACGACGTCACCGGGCACGACGTGGCGCTCGATGCTGGCCGCGTCGAGGTGGCTCGCGGCCGTCGAGCCGCGGGCCCCGCGTTCGACCGTGCACGCCCGCCGGGCGTGCACGTCGGCGCCAGTGGTGTGCGCCGCGAGCACCGAGCCGTCGGCCGCGCGCTGCACCGTGAGGTTGCTGCCCGAGACGTCGAGCACGAGCATGCGCTCGCTGTCCACGAGCAGCAGCTCGCCCGCGGCGTACTCGCTGCCGGTCGAGACCGCGACCGTCCGGGCTGCCTCGCTGGCCGCGAGGTCGGCGCCGATGTTCTGGCCCGAGTCGGCCCACGCCTTCGCGGTTACGATCATGCGCTCGGTGCCGATGATCAGGTGATCGCCGACGCCCACCTTCGAGCCGTCGGTCACGGCGAGCGCGGTCACGCTGTCGTTGATGGCCCCGTCGAGCGCCCCGGCCGCCTCGCGGTCGTCGCCCTGTCCCCACAGCCCGGTGACCGCGACCGCGCGCTGCGGGGTGCCCGCGGTGTAGTCGAAGGCGGCCGGGCCGCCTCGGTCGATCTCGATCCGGTCGTAGGGCGGGCCGTACGCCTGCGGTTCGAGGAAGTAGTCGGCGGCGGTGATCGTCACGCCGCCCGAGACGAGGGCCGAGACCGAGATGAGCGTGTTGCCGTCGAGCCACAGCCGCCACCGGTGCGCGGTCTGCGGCGGGGGCCACTCGAAGTAGCGGGTCTCGATGATGGGCCGGAAGTGCCCGGCGTGCTGCTGAATGACGTCGTCAACGTCACCGGACGCCGCCTCGATGGCGCGGCCGATGCGTCGTTCGTCGTAAGCGCTCGCCTTGGATTCGAGGGCGTCGCGGACGTCCTCGATCGTGCAGTAGTACAACCCGGGCATTTCATGCCCTCCCTGTCCCTTGCTTTCTTGGCGTCGGCCCGCCGGACCGGCGCGCCGTGGGGAGTGCTGCGGTACTGTTCAGTTGTCACATCCCGGCGCTTATGTACGGGTGTCGGTCGTGCGGCCTACGGCTCGGTGACGGGACTCGATGTTCCGTGACGTCGACCCCTCTGGCTGGTGATCACTGAATCGTCAGACGCGGGTCAGCGCGGAGAAGACGAACGCCGCTACGTCCTGGTAGGCGGCGTCGTTGCCGTGGATCCGGTCCGCGTTCTGCATGCCCAGGGCGTAGAGGGCGTTCGATCCCTGGGAGTAGGTGAAGTAGTCGGCGACCGGGTAGCTCGTCAATGCGTTGATTGCGGCGACGTAGAGCGGCTCGTTCGTTGCGTTCGCCCCACTGTTTACTGCGGACCCGGTCGGGAGCATCGTCTTCAGCACGACATCCCCGCTGATTGCGGCCGCCGTGATCACCGATTGGAGGCTGGTCATGAAGGTGTTCACGGCCACAGACGCGGTTCCGTCGTTGATGCCAAGGTCGATGATCGTCAGATCCGGTGCGTACAGCTTGATCCCGGGAATCGAGCCGTAGTCGGTGGAATTCAGCGCCCAGTCGGCCGCAGTCGAGCCGACAACCCCGGAGTTCCCGACGATCACCTGCTTGGTCGTGGACAGGTAGGGCTCGACCCCCACGATGTAGCAGGGGTTGCTCGCCGCGGTGCAGGTCACGGTATTGCTGGTGGCCGCCGATGCGGCCGTGACCGTCACTTTCCCCCAGCCGGGGGTGCCCACGCAGTTCACGACACTGGGTGTTCCGCCGGTCGCGGTGACCGTCAGCGTTCCCGCCGAGCCGCTGATCAGGTAGTACACGTCGAAGGTGTCCGCGTTGATGCGCGAGTCGGCGTAGACGAGAGATCCGCCGAACGGGGTCGATGCCTTGTAGCAGGAGTTCATGGTGAACCCGTGTGGATCGCGGGCCCAGTTCCCGGTGGGCGTCCAGCGCGTCTCCGGTGTCCCGGAGATCCCGGGAATGCCGAGCCCGTCCGCAGCCGTCACCAGGTACTTGTTGAGCAGTGACGAGAGCGCCGTCGGGTATCCGTCGAGGACGGGAGCCGTAGCGTTGTGCGTGCCGCCGTACCCGAGCGTGGTGGAGTCCCCCACGCACAGGAGCTTCGCGTTCCCCGCGCCGGACCGGACCCGGGCAAGAGCCTTGCGCCAGCGCCCGAGCTTGTCCGGAGTGAACCGGTACCGGTTGGCTGCGGCCTGAGAGGCGGTGAGCCCAGGGGCGTCGAGAATTCCCATGTCAGGCCACCGTCATGGTCGGGCGCGTGGTGACGGCGCCGGTGGATGAATCGCGGGTGACCGCGGGCTGCGTGACCGTCTTGGTGGTTGCCCCGACCCAGGTGACCGTGAAGGCGTCCACGGCCCCGGGGAATGCGCTGCTGACCGTCGTCGCGGTGTAGGTGCCGGTGCTGCCGTCCGGCCAGACCACCCCGGCCGAGGTGGCAGCGCCGTTGGCGTCGCGGGTGACGGCGCCGACGATCAGGGCATCCAGGTTGCCGCCCGCGTGCACCCTGAGCCAAGCGTCACTCCCGACGATCGGACCATAGGTGTCAATACCTACTTGCGGCAGTGAGGCGACCGACGTTACCCCGTCACCGACTCGGGCGATCTTCGTGTCGGTCTCGTAGACCGGGACGCCCGGCCCGGGGATGCCGCGGGCGGCAAGTTCAGTGGCGGTGCCATACCACCGGGCTGGAACAACAGCGCCGGACTCGGTGCCCTTGATCCACTCTGCCGCCGTAATGTTCGCCGGGTCGATGGCGTCGCCCGCCTCGTACTGGCGGCTCGCGGTCGGGAATGCCCGCGTCGTGTAGTACCGCATCACTTAGCCCCTTCGTAACGCCAGCCATCGAACCGGCAGAACAGCTCACCGTGTGGCCCCGACGACAGCGGCTCGCCGTCATTCGGGCAGGCGACCGGCGGCGTTGAGGCGTCGGTGCGGGCCTCGTCGTCGCTGTCCCTGATGATCGAGATGAGCTGCTCCCAGGACATCGGTCAGCCCCGGACCGCCCTGCGCCGCGTGGACGCCTTCGAGGACGTCGCGGGCTCGTCGTCCGTGTCCTTGCCGTCCGGATCGCTGGCGCCGTCCTGGCCCTGTTCCGGGGCCTCGCCCGAGACCGGCCCGGCGTCGCCTTCGGCGGCGCCCTCACCGGTCGCGGGAGCTCCCGGGGAGTCCGGCGCCGGGCCGGTCTCGGTCTCGCCCGCGGGCGACGCCTCGGCCGCGGGAGTCTCGTCGGCCGCCTGCTCGGCGGGCTCGACCACGGCGCGGGCCGGGTCCTGCTCGCCGTAGGTCGGGCCGTTCGCCTTGCTGATCTTCGGCATCGTGCCTTCCTCCACTGCGTCGGATGACCCGCACTGCGGGCACCCCAGGAGCCCGACGGCATAGGCCGCCGAGCACCCGAGGCACGCCCACAGGGTCATGATCAGGCCGCCGCCACGGTAGCGGCGTCGTCGAGCGGGATGTAGGTCATAACCCACTTCGTCGCGCCCGTGTTCGTCGCGGCCGTCTTGAGGCCGATCGTCCCGATCGCCACGACGATCGGGTTGCGCAGGTTGCTGATCCCGCCCCCGGTGCTCTTGACCATCGCGTCGGCCGCGAGCCCGGTGATTCCGAGCAGCGTCCCGACGATGGCGCCGTTGCTCTCCACCGTTGCCGACAGATCGTTGACTGTCCCCGTGGTAGGGGTCGCTACCAGGTTGATCGCGTTCGCCTGCGCCTGCACCTGAGTGGTCACCTCGCCGATGATCGAGGTGAGGATGATCCGGCCGCCCGAGACCGTGAACAGCCCACCCGTGGTGGTGGCGGGCAGGGTGAAGGCCGCCTTGGCGACCCTGATCCCGAAGCCGATCGCCCGCATTCCCGCAGGGTCGATGTAGACGCTCATGATCAGACCCCGATCGCGGTCAGATTGCCCGGATTGCCCTGCATGTTGAGGCCGTGCTGCACGGCGATGACGATCCCGGCGCCGGTCGAGGTGACCTTGACGTAGTTGAAACCCGCCGACAGCTCGGCGCCGTCGACCTCGAACCACGCGCAGTTCTGCGTCGCCGCAGCAGCCGTGGTGACCGTCGCCGCAGCAGCCTGCGCGTGCAGAGTCCACGCGTCCGAGCCATTGCCGGTGTTGGTGTGGTATCGCGTGACCGTGGCGAGGTTCTGCGCACCGGTGCCCGAGGCGTCCTGCGCCTCGACGAGGGTGTACGTGTCACCCGCCGCGCCGGTGAGGTAGCACAGGAACGCCACTGACTGACAGTTCTTGAGCGAAATGTAGCGGCCGTCCATGAGGTACTGAGCGTTGACGGTGCGGCCGAGGGCCTCCATCGTCCTTCCTTCCTTGGCAGGGGTTTCAATGCCTGCCGCTCATGGCCCGGGACGGGGGGTCTAGTGCCCACCCCGGGCCGATCGCGCCGACCGGCCGGTCAGGCCCTCGACTGCAGCTGTACGAAAGGACTGAGGGTCGAGCCGGAATTCTGCGGGGTGATGGCCGACTGGAGCCACGGGCGGCCGTCCACCCGCTCGATGATGCGGTAGGCGGTCTGGTCGTTCGCGAACTTGTAGTGCGGGCTGCTCGACGCGCTCATGACCT